ATTATGTTTGTCGGAACTCACAGTGCTATGCACATTTCAAGAGATCCAAACTGGGAAGAGGCACGAAAACTTGCAGCATTACGCGGCAAAGAAAATCCTATTTTTACCGGAGCGCTTGGGCTTCATAATGGGGTATTGCTTCTCAATGTTGAAACGGACACAATGCGCCAATCTGGTATTTTGACATCTAAGTCAAAATTCAACGGTTTCGGAAATGTTAAAAATTTCGATCTATCTACCTATGCCGGAGCTGCCGGACAAGAGACAGAAATTAATCTCCTCGTCGGTGCGTGTTCTACTCAAATGGTACTCGATGAGGGGATCGCATATTATGAGTGGCCGGATGCAAAAGACCCACGCTATATGCACGCAGGTGTTGATCGCGTGTGCGGGCTTGCAAAAACCAAATATGATGCCGATCAAAATGATGGGTTGCTTGCCGGAACAATGTTCGACGGTAAAGATTTTGGTGTGATTGCGGTTGTCGCTTCAACCGGACGTTAAGGAGTAGATGATGATTACAGTAAAACGTAAAAAACGTGAAATTCGCGACAACGGTACGATTACCTTTGCCGTAAGTGGAGCCGATGTCGGAAAGACATACGACTTCATGGGGATCGGTGAGGGGTTCCGTGTTGTTGGTGTAAATGTCACCGTAGATACTGCGTTCGCTAATGCGGATAATAAAGTATCTGTCGGTATCGAAGGGGAGTTAGAACGCTTTATCCCTCAAACAACTATCGATGCAGTCAAGGGTATTGCGTACAATAACCGTCAGCTCACAGCATCTAAGTCAATGGCTATTGTGGTGGATGTTGTCGGTACTGCCAGTGCAACCGGAGAAGCTACCGTTACGGTCGAATATGTGAAACTTCCAGTATCACGCCAAGACTATTAGGAGCTGCCATGAAAAAGGTACATTTCTCTCCACTCAGTGCTATCCGATACGTCGGAGATGAGCCGAAAGAGTTTAGTGCCTCGTTGGCACGCCCTAAGCCTGTTTTGGAATATGGGGATATCGTTATTCTCGATAAGCGTACTGCCTATAACCTCGTCAAAGGGTTCGGTCAATATGAATCCGTAGAGACTATCGAGATTCATGATGCAGATGAACTGCTCTATGAGATTGAACATCTAAAAATTGAGTGTGAACGTCTCAAAGATGAACTTGCTAAAGCATTAGAATTTTTGAGCGTGGATGATGAGACACTCAACCCCGTTGAAGCTCCCGTGGTAGACGAGACGGTGCAACCCGTTGAAACTCCCGTGGTAGATGAGACGGAGCAGCCAAAAATTACCCGAGGGAAAATTACCTCGAAAAAACAATCGTAAAGAGTAGCGGATGATAGCAGCAGACTTTATTACTCAGGTGCGCCCTGATCTCCAAGAGAAATCGGAACATTGGAGTAATGAAGAGTTGCTTATCAAATTGCAACGCAGCTATATCGGGATTCAATCTGACCTACCATTTTTTATAGTTAAAGAGCCTTTGGTTATAAAAAAGGGTACAAAAGAGTGTTATCTACAGTATGTTCCTATCAAAAATGTGAGTCTCAAAATTGGGGGTACTCGAAAACTCGATTATGTTGACTCTGAGAATTTCTACATTTCAGATAAACAAAATATCTATACATTCGATCATGATAGGGTGCTGTTTAATTTTACCCCTATGGATGATGTATCTGCCGAGATCGTCTATAAATATGCAAAAGAGTTGGCAAATACAAACTGTCATATCGAAATACCGATAGCACATCATGAAGCATTACGGCTTCTGTTTATGTCTAAGATACATGAGAAACCAACTCGAAATACTAAAGAGCGAAATCTAAGCACCCACTATCTAAAGCTCTATGAAGCCGAAAAAGACAAAATTAAAATAGGTCAAAAGTTGAGACCTAAAAATAACCAAACAACATATCAAGGAGTTTAGAATGGCGGCGTGGTACGATGGAATAGTGAGTGGATTGAGTAATTTGAATGCCAAGGATGTAGGCTCTATTATGCAGGGAACTGGTGTTCTAGCCGGAGCATGGGGGAGTTATGAGTCGGATAAGAAGCGCAATCAGATGTTGCAAGATCAAATGAACTATGAAAAACAAAAAGATCAAACCGCCCAATCAAAACTCGACAAAGCGCAAACCTCTCTCGATAATGCTTTTGACAGCTCACTACTGAACCCTCTCAACAAAAAGAAGAAAAATGCGGATGGAACCTATAGCGATGGGGTAGTATCGGATATCACCGCTACTGCTATTTAGGTTCCCGATATGTTCACTGATACTGCTAAGCTCATCGAATGGCTGAGAGAGTCGAATCGTCATTTTAAAAAAACTAAACTGTTATCTCGAAAAACCCGTGAGTATTATAATGGGGATCAGCTCGATAATTGGATTAAAAATGTGTTGGCAAATCGGGGACAGCCTGAGCAGTATGAGAATCAAATCGCCAAACACAACAACTCTATACTAGGGTTTAAGCAAGAGCGCGAAACACAGATCACACTGTTTGGGACACAGCAACGAGATCGCGCCGGAGCTGATTTACTAAATGCCATCATTAAATCAATCACCCAAATATCGGACTATGACGATCAGGTCAATGCTATGGATGATGAACTGAGCATCGAGGGGCTGGCAGTTGCCGAGCTGACTATCAAAGCAAGCGGAGAGTTTGACAGATTCGGCAGAGAGCATAAAGATGTAGAGATCAACCACGTACCCCATGAAGAGACTTTTTTAGACCCATTTTCTAAAAACCGTGATTACAATAAAGATGCACGCTATCTCACTCGTGCATTTTGGACGGATAAAGAGGATTTATACGGACTCGGATTTCCTGAGGATAAAATATCTCAACTCAATAACACCAATTTTGCAAGCGATGTGCTCGAAGATGATCTCTATGCGGATGAGTCTATCCGTGATCGTGTGTTGTTGGTATATACGTGGTATCGGCAATATGATAGGGAAGCTAAAAAAGATAAGTTCTATTATGTGTTTTGGAGCGGAACAGTCATATTGCTCCAAGGGGAAAGCCCCTATGAGTTCGAGGGGTTCCCGTATGAGGTACAGTTTTTAGGGCGTGATACCAATGCTAAAGCGGAAATAAGATACTGGGGACTGTATCGAGATATTATGCCTCTACAAGATGCGATCAATCATGCAAAGCTTCGGTTAGGAAATATGCTAGGAAATAATAAGCTGCTTGTTGAGCGTGGTGCTCTCATCGATGAGGATATCGTAGGGTTTACTGCTGAGTACAGTTTGGATAATTCGGTTGTTATGGTCGAAAATATCGGAGGATTTAAAGATGTTCGCCAAAATGCACAGATCCAACAGATACTCTCTACAATCATCGATAACCGCAATCAGATCAGCGAGCTATTAAACTCGAATAAAGAGATGTTAGGAACCGCCAATAACCGTATGAGCCAAGTAGGGCAAGAGCAGCGTATCGAAACCGGATTAGTCGGACTGAGCCGTTTTATGAAAGGGTCTGAGCGGTTACAGAAAAAGATCGTTAAAAAAATGGTTTCTATGATCGGGCAATACTATGATACTGAGCGAGTAGTCTCTATCATCGATGAAGACTATATGCAAGATTTTATTACTGTCAATCAACCTCAGACTAATCCTAACGGATCGGTAGATTTTGAGATGCTACCGGATGGCAAGGTCAAACCTATCGTTGCTAACTCACTCGTGATCGGTAAATATGATTTGATCTACACGACGAAACCGAAATCTACATCTATGAGCAGTGAGCGGTTACGCCAAAATGTAGAGCTTATGAAAGTGTTAGAGAGAATCGATCCTCAACTGGTAACATATATTGTCCCTGATATCCTCAGAGATAGTGACAGCCCAAGTGCTAAAAAGGTAAGAGACTTTATTGAGAGACGGGATCAAGAGCGCAATAACTCTCCGATGGCACAGCAAAACGCACAGCTACAAGCAGATAATGCACGACTGGAGATGATGTTTAAGCAATCACAAACCAATCTCAATAATACAAAATCTCAGAGTATGATTGACCGCAATAAAATCGATCTTCAAAAAGCATTTAGCCGCTCACTGATCGACAGACAGATAGTACAGGCTAAGAACGATAAAAATCAACTCGATGCAATGCGGAGGATCAGTTAATGGGATGGTATGACTCTTTGGGCGGTAAAACCGAACGGGTAAATATTCAAAATGTTACAGGCGGGAGTGCCGCTAAAAACTTCGGGGATGCGTTTGCCTCTATCGGGAAAGTTATCATTGATAATGAAGTAGCAAAAGACAGAGCAAAGCTCACCGACCTGCAGGTGCAGAATGAGCAAAACAAACTCGATGAGTTTAAAGATGCTAAAAAGCAAAAGAAGTTTGATGATGCTTTTAGTCTCGATATTAAAACTCTCGACCCGTCCGTATCATCTGAAGCTACTCAAAATGCTGTAGATGCTTTAAAGTCGTTTCATACTCCATCTGCTCCGGCAGTTGCGCTGCAAGAACAGGAAACCAAAGCCAAGGCGACAGAGTTCCAAATAAATCAAGATAAAAAATATCTAGGAGATGCGTGGACGCTCGATGCCACGGCATCCAAAGACTCACGCCAAAATGCTACCGACGCACTGGGGGAGTTTTATAAGCCTGATATCTCCGCCAAGGATAAAGTAGTTGAGCATTTCAAAGGGTTGGATAATATCGCTCAGGTGAAGTTTAATGATGAGGCGATAGAGCAGTCAGTATCCGGAGGGTATAAGAACATGAAAGAGTTCACCGTCGCTCATCCTGAACTGGTTAAAAATGCCGACGGTGTTACGATGGCGAAGATCGAGAGCTTCTACGGCGGTAAAGATAAAGACGCTCAGGCAAAAGCAGATAGTGATCGAACGTACGATCTAAACGCTAAAAAGCTACAACACCAAATATCTAATGATAATAAAACGCTTGCGATCCAAGCTCAAAAGGGCAGCGATGGGGAGAAAGATACTAAGATCGTGGATGCAATTAATAAGACGATTACAGCGAAGTATGGTAAAGTGGATAAAAATGGATTTGCCACACCTGCTGATGATATAGCAACTCAGAAAAAAGCTGAGTGGTTGGGAACTCGCGCATTGGTTTATGCTAGCAAGGGGGCTAGTGCAAGCTCCGCTTTGGTGCGAGCGGAAAAAGATTGGAACGCTAAGAGCAAAAACCCCACCCCATCGACTAAAAATGATGATCCATTGGGGATTAGGAAATAACCTAACCATACCTTTTAAACCTACCAGTTAGCCCTTTTTTTATTGATAAACTACATTATCAGATAGGAAAAGGCGCACCACTCACATGGCTTCAAATCAAAATAATTTTATTAAAAAAATGCGTAGTGAATATCCACAATATGGGGATGTTGATGATGCGACACTCGCTAAGGCATATCGAGGGAAGCATTACGCAGATATCGATGAAGATGCGTTTATGGATAAGGTGGGGCTTCATCAACCCACACTTACAGAGCGTGCCACCCCGATAGTAAAATCGATCATCGATACAATTATCCCTGACGGGGAGCCGATCAAATCAGCCGCACAGCGACGCAGTGAATCACAAGCGAATCAAAATCAAAAAAATGTGTTTGACAATATCGTCGATACGGCATCTGCTGTCAAGGATAATGTGGGGGACTTTTTTAGCTCTACTCCTCCATCTGCCGCAGAACAGCATAAACCTAAACCGGAACAAGCGGATTATGTAAATCCTGAAGCAGAGGACTGGGAACTCGGAAAACGGCTCGTTAATCGTACTAATGAGTTAACGGCTAATGCGATCCAAGGGACATACGAATTTTTAGGGAACCTCAAAACCCCACTGAATTATCTAGGACTCGAAACCCAAGCAGAACAGGATATGAATAAGCGTCGTGCCGATTGGTTCGATGATGCCTCTAATAAGCTGAGTGATTTTGTCTATGAAAACAATAAGCTCGATGTCAAGCCAACACATACATGGGACGAAGTTAAAAAAGGGTTTAACGTTGGCGGGGTGTTTGATAAAGACGCGTGGCAAGAGCTAGGGAATTATGTACTCGGCGAGGGGGTAGTAAGTGTTCCTGATATGGCGGAGATGGTGGCTACACTCCCGATGTATTACGCCTCACGTCAACAAGAGAGTGCAGAGAAGCGTGCGGCAAACCAAGGACGTGAAAAACCTACCGCAGAGGATTATGCCCTCAGTGCTCCTACGACTATCGGCAGTATCATGTTAGATCGGTTCGGTCTCAAGGGAATGACAGAGGATGTCGTGGAGAGTGTCGGAAAGCAAGCTCTCGATGGGTCGCTCAAAGAGGTAACGGCTACTATCGCCAAAGAGGTGAAGAACGGAACGATCAAAGAGGCATCTACCGAGGCAATACAAAACCCGTTAGAGATGTTCGGTGAGGAAGTCGGAACCAAAAAGGGATTAAGCAGTGGAGCTGAATATCTCGATACCTCACTCGCCGGAGCCGTAGCCGGAGGGGGAATGGGCGCAGGGTTAAGCGGAACAGTCGCTACTGGAACAGAACTGTTTAACAGCTATACCCAAGAGAAGCGCAATGCTCAACGTGAAGCATTTATCCAAGATGCGTACAATAATAAGATGATGAGCGGCGGGGTGGAGATGCAATACACACAAGCCCCCATCGATCAGTTCACCCAAGAACTCGACACCAAAATCAAAACAATCCAAGATCAGTTTACCAATCTCATTATAAACCACCCTGAGCACCCAATCCCTGTAGAGGCAGTCGATAATATCGATATCGCAGAACAAGTGGTTAAGGATGCGATGAATAGCGGTATGAATGTCACTGATAATGATGGAATGAACGCTATCGATAAAGGGTTTAAAGAACTCGAAGCACAGATCGGTACGATAGAGCCTATAGCCAATACTGTGCAAGAACCAATAGATCAACCGACACCGATCATCGAGAAGCCGATCATAGGTCAGCCTGAGCCTGAGGCAGTTGTTCAGGATAGCTTAACAACTGGTAACGACACCGATGTCGCCACCAAACGTCTCCAAGAACTCGAAGCGATACCGGACGATGAACTTACCGTAGAACAACAGTGGGAGTTGGAGGATTTAAAGCAAACACCAAAGGATAATTTCACGGGGGAAAATAATGCCAATAATAGAAAAAATACTAATAGCAATATCACTAATGATTCTATTTCCAATAATATTACTAATTCTAGTGGAGATATGGGTCAAAGCGCAGGGGCTATGCAAGAAACGGGAGTGGGAGGCGGAGCAGTTGTCAAGGAAAACTTGACAAGTGATATACCTACAGGATTAATAAGTCAAGGCGATTACTCAATCCAACCAATTACCCGCGATGCAACCATCAAATATATCATGAAGATTGCAAAGGATAAAGGGGCAAAAGGAACAGAGATCAAAACTCAAGCCACTGAGTTTTTGGATACGATTGATTTCGATAAAGTAACCGGACTAGCTACGGGGTATAAAACAACTCAGAATGAAGCACAATTACAAAAAAACAGTGATACAATACAACAACAAGGGGTAGCAGATGGACAAGCAAACAGCACTCAAAGAGATACACAACAAAGCGTACCAACAAGTCCTGATGGGGCAAGTGATGGACAACCTGCAACAGTTCAACCCGCAGTTACTACAGGAGATGATCGACAAGCCCGAAGCATTGACGGTACATCGGTTCCAAATGCAGCAAGTGAACTCAGCGACTCTAATGATGGAGCAGATGGTCAACAACGGGTTCCAACTCCACGAAGCGAAAGAAGCGGCAGTGAGAGAGTACATCCTCCAGTTTCGATAGAAGATGATAATTTCACCATCGAGGATGATTTATCCGAGGGTGGATTAAAAACCAAGTTTAAAAACAATATCGAAGCGATAAAGATCGTAAAAGATATCCAAGAGCACGACTACAAGCCAACCCCTGCCGATAAAAAAACACTCTCCAAATATGTCGGATGGGGTGGACTCCCTAACGCTTTTGAAAAACCCGACGGATCTATCGCCAAGGGGTGGGAAAAAGAGGCAAAAGAACTCAAAGCTATTCTATCCCCCGAAGCCTACGCCGAAGCGCGACGAAGCACCCAAGATGCTCACTATACCTCAAAAGAGATCGTAGACGCGATTTGGAGCGGGGTTAAACAGCTAGGGTTTAAAGGGGGTAAAGTTTTAGAGCCGTCGGTAGGGGTCGGTAATTTCTTCGGGATGATGCCCTCATCGTATAAAGCACTCACGAAACTCTACGGTGTGGAACTCGACGGAACTACCGCCGCCATCGCCAAAGCCCTCTACCCTAAAGCCACTATCCAAAACAAAGGGTTTCAGGACATAGAGCTGAGTAATGGTACGTTCTCCCTCGCTATCGGTAATCCACCGTTTGGAAGTCAAAAGCTATTTGATCCAAAATCCAAACACCTCAATGATATGTCTATCCACAATTACTTTTTTGCCAAAAGCATGGATGCCCTCGAAGAGGGGGGAGTTTTAGCGATGGTAGTGAGTAATGGACTCCTCGATGCTTCCAACTCCTCTGCCCGTGAATATCTCGGTAAGCAAGCCAATCTTATCGGGGCTATCCGGTTGCCGAATAATGCGTTTAGTAAAAACGCGAATACCGAAGTGACGACCGATATTCTATTTTTACAAAAACGATATGCAGGGCAAGAGTCAAATATCGATCAGTGGAAAGATATCGGAGAGATCAACGATACCCCTATCAATCAATACTTCGTCAATAACCCCTCTAATCTACTGGGGCAATGGGGGAAATACGGGACGATGTATCGCGGGGATATGCCAGCGTTGATCCCGTTTGAAGGGGTGGAAAATTCCCCTAAATTTCTACTCCCTAAAGCGATAGAGGCGTTGCCTAAAAATATCATAACCCATGAATCGGTTATGCCCTCAGATGTAAGCAGTGCAAAGTTTGATGGGGATGTATCCAAAGTACGTGTCGGGGCATTGTTCATCAAAGACGGTGTAATTTACAAACGAGAAACAGACAAAGACGGAGAGCCTCAGATCGAGGAGATCGATAAAAAAATCAACTCAAAAAATGAAGAGGTATTTTATACCGCCAAAGAGATCGAGAAGATCAAGGCTATGATCGGTGTCGTATCGGTGGCGGATGAGTTGCGTCGGCTACAGATCGATAGCGGCTCTACCGACGGTCAGATTAAAAAAAGTCGCCAAGAGCTGAACCGTGCCTATGATCTGTTCGTCAAAGAGCATGGGTATCTCAATAACGCTGCCAATGCTAAACTCTTTGAAGAGGATATCCGTAGCCCGTTTTTACGTGCATTGGAGAAAAACTACGACAAAGGGGTGAGTGCTTCCGTCGCAAAATCAACGAAGCAATTGCCGAAAAAAGAGATCGCCGAAAAATCGGATATCTTTTTCAAACGGACACAGACCCCGTATGAGCGACCGACAAAAGCGGATAGCGTACAGGATGCCCTCACCATCAGTCTCGGAGAGTACGGAGCTATCAATTTAAGCTATATGGAAGCACTGACCGGAAAGAGCGAAGCGCAGCTGATCTCTGAACTGGACGGGTTTATCTATGAAGATGTGAACGATGGATGGGTTACTAAAGAGGAGTTTCTAAGCGGTAACGTCAAGAAGAAATACAAAGAGGCTACAAACGAGGAGTATAAAAAGGCTCTTTTAGCTGTTTTTCCCAAAGATATCGATGCCGTTGATATCTCGGTAACTCTCGGTGCATCATGGGTTCCTAAAGCAGATATGGAGGAGTTTATCACCACCATAAGCGGTGATACCAAACCAAGTGCAAACTACTCTACCTATAACGCTAAATGGGTGATACAGGCTAACGCTACCAGTGCCAACACCTCTAAGTGGGGAACTAGCCGAAGATCGGTAAAAGATATCCTCGAAGCAACGATGAATCTCACTCAAATCGAGGTTAAAGATAATATCGGAACATCTGCCGCTCCGCAATGGGTTTTAAACAGCGAGGAGACAACAGCAGCACAGGAGAAGCAAGAACAGCTCAAAGAGGAGTTTAAAGAGTGGATTTGGAAAAGCTCTGAGCGTCGTGAGCGACTGGGTGCGCTCTACAACGAGAAGTTCAATAACAAAGTTACCCGCACGTTTGATGGGAGCCATTTAAAGTTTATTGGTAAATCGGATGCTATCGATCTACGAGTACATCAAGGCAATGCGGTATGGCGAACGATGCAGGGGGGAACTGTTCTCTTCGATCATACCGTCGGAACGGGCAAAACCTATACGCTTATCGCCAGTGTTATGGAGCTTCGCCGTATCGGAAAATCAACCAAACCGCTCATCGTTGTTCCGAATCATCTCACCGGACAATGGAGCAAAGAGTGGATGGAACTGTACCCTAATGCCAGTATCCTTGTTCCTACTGAGCGTGATTTTGAAGCATCACGACGAAAGATCCTCATGAGCAAGATCGCAACCGGAGATTATGATGGGATCATTATCGGACACTCACAGCTCTCCTTGATCGAAAACGACATCGATACTACAATGAATTTGTTTTTTGATGAAGTAGCAAGGATACAAAAATCTATTGATATGCTACGTTCCGAAGAGGGTAAAGATGCGCGGAGCGTAAAGAATGCTGAAAGGTCAAAGGAGACCCTTGAAACTAAAATTGACAAGCTAAACGATATGCGCCGCGATGATAACATCGATTTTGTTCAGCTTGGTATCGACGGGATATTTGTGGATGAGGCACATGAGTTTAAAAATCTCATGTATACCACAGGGCTACAAGGGGTAGCGGGACTGGGGAATCCGGCGGGGAGTAAAAAAGCGTTTGATCTATTCATTAAAACGCAGAGTATATTAGATAAAACCGGAGGGAATAACGTCGTGTTCCTCACCGGAACTCCGATCAGCAATACTATCGCCGAGATGTTTACCATGCAACGGTATCTCAGCTATGATAAACTCAAAGAAGATAACCTCGATATCTTCGATGCGTGGGTGAAGCAATATGCGGATATCAAAAGTGACTGGGAGCTGACCCCTAGCGGTAAATACAAGTTACGGACAAGACTCTCCAAATTTAATAATATGCCGGAACTCATCACAGAGTATAAGCAGTTCGCCGATGTCGTAACCCGTGAGGATATCCCATCACTCCCTATCCCCCTCGTTAAAGGCGGTAAACCTCTCAACCTCGTAGTGGAGCGTAGTGAAGCTCAGGCACACTATATCGGTATCGAAGATGAGGAGGGCAAGTATCCTGAGGGGAGTTTAGTCTATCGCAGTGAAAATCTACCGAAAGGGAAAGCCAAAAAGGGCGATGATAATATGCTCAAAATTATGGGTGAGGCTCGTAAAGTCGCACTCGATATGAGATTGATTAATCCTAATGCCGCCGATAACCCTGATAGTAAAGTCAACGTGACTGTTAAAAATACGATTGAGATCCATAAGCGATGGAATGATAAGCGCGGAACTCAGCTCATATTCTGTGATCTATCAACCCCAAAGGGTGCAGTTGCGAAAGAGAAAGCACGTCTCGAAGAGCTGATCCGCAAAGCGGATAACGGTGATGAGAAAGCGATTCAAGAACTCGATGAGATGAACCCCGATGATCTCGATGCGCTCAATGCCCCTTTTAGTGTTTATGACGATATCAAAGCAAAGCTCATAGCACAGGGGATACCTGAGCGGGAGATAGCTTTTATCCATGACGCGGCTACCAAACTCCAAAAACAAGAGCTATTTTCCAAAGTCAAAGGGGGAGCGGTTCGTATCCTCATCGGAAGTACCTCGAAGATGGGAGCAGGTATGAACGTCCAAGATCGTCTCGTAGCACTGCATCATATCGATGTACCGTGGAGACCGTCGGATTTGGAACAACGCGAGGGGCGAATCATCCGTCAGGGAAATTTGTTTTATCAGCAAGATCCTAAAGGGTTTGAGGTTGAGATATTCCGATACGCAACTAAAAATACTCTCGATAGCATGATGTGGCAGACCATCGAAGCCAAAGCCAATTTTATCGAACAGCTCCGTGCAGGGAATTTACTGGATCGTGAAGTGGATGATGTGAGCGGAGAGGCTATGAGTGCGGCAGAGATGAAAGCGATGTCAAGCGGGAACCCACTCATACTAGAGGATATGAAACTCACCAAAGATATCAAGAAGCTCGAAGCTCTTAAAAAGAATCACGATCGTAACCAGTTCGATTTAGAGAAAAAGATCAAAAGAGCTGAGGATATGATCACTCAAAGTGCCTCTGTGCTAGATGCGTATGCCGCTGATGAGATATCGGCTCAAAAGATCCCTGAGAAATTTTCTATGAGTATCAACAGAAAAACATTTGACAAGCGTGAGGATGCCGGATCGGAAATACTAAGCGTGTTAGAAGCGATGGCAAAAAAAGAGGTGAAAGAGATCGGGAGTGTGGGGGATTTCAAAATCCATATTGAACAAAGCGGTACGGATTTATCCGGTGCGTATGCCACTGTAACGGTGAGTGGGAAACAAGATTATGATTTTGATTTCACTATCGCGGGACATTCCCATGAGGGGTTGGCTCAAAAGATTATGAACATCATCAAGAGAATACCGACTGAACGCTCCAAATATGAGGCACAGGTAAACAACAATAAAGATCAACTCCCTCAGTTTAAAGAGCAGATAGAGCCGTTTAAAAAGGCGGATGAACTCGATAGTTTACGCGGTCGCAAAAAAGAGATCATTGCACAGCTCCATAAAAAAGAAGACGATAAAAAGCAAGTGGGTGAAGCAGTACAAAGCCCTGCCCCTGCTGATAGCTATATGAAAGTTCCCTCACTGATTGTGCCGAATACCCAAACCAAAGAGGACAATATCAGAGAGCACTTTAGCAGAGCCAATGGGTATGATGATGCGGGGATCAACTATGTGCCTCCTTATAAAGTGATTGGTCTACCTGAGCGAAGCGAGAGTGGAGAGGTAAGAATCGGGGCTGATATCGTGACGCTTCCAAGTGTTGAAAAGCCTATGAATGCTGATACGATCCGAGTGTACCTATCGGATATCATTGGGAACCGTTTGTATGATGCGAAGCTCAAAGGAAAAAGCAAACTAGGGGTTTACAAACAAACCGATTCATCGATCCGCGTTAAAAACTATAGCGATGTGGAAACGATGGCACACGAGATGGCGCACTTCCTCGATTTTTATTTTAAAAATCCGAAGCGTGAAGCAACGGGTAGCTTTTTTAGAAAAGAGATTTTGAAAAACAAAGAAGAGATCAAAACCCTCAGCTATACGACTACTCCAAAAGAAGTGTTAAGTGAGGGTTTTGCGGAGTTTGTACGGCTCTATCTCACGAACTACAATGCCGTAGCGGGGTTGGCTCCCAATATGCTCAAAGATTTTGAGGCGAGATTAGCGACCGATAAAGAGCTAAGCAAAAAAATGATCTTGTTACGTGATGGGATGCACCAGTATTATTATCAGGGTGCTACTACACAAAATTATCAAGGCGGTGAACTCAATAGTATCGCTAAAAAAATCAAGCGAAGTCAGGCTCAGATCGGTAAAGACGCACGCCAAAAAGTGATCGACCGTATCCACTCTATCAAGCGGATCGAAGCCGATGTAAAAGGCGACGTGGATAATGACGCTATGAGATCACCATATAAAGCACTACAGCTCGTAAACGGTCATAGCTCTATAATGTATTCGGCTATGAACTTCGGAGTGCCTACAGTGCTCGAAAACGGTGATATCAGCTACAGTGGTAAACCGCTCAACGATATTTTTGAACCGGCTACAAAACACGGAGAGCGACGGTTACAACTGTTATCCAACTATCTCGTTGCCCGTCGTGCGAATGAGCTTCGATCCCAAGGGCGTGAAAACCTGATCCCACAAGAGGCTATCGACAATGATCTACGTCTCATCGAAACCTATCCTGAGTTTGCAGTGATAGCGGAAGAGTACCAAGCGTTCAATACGGCGATGCTAGATTTCTATGTGAGCATGAATCATATCACCGCCTCACAGCGCGAATCATTTTTAGAGTTTAATAAAAACTATGTACCGTTCCACCGTATGATCGAGAGTGTACAAAATGGTGGAGTATCTGCCGGAACTATCGGAAAGCGCCTCACGGGTGGTACAC